TCGGGCGCGCAGTATGCGCCGACCTTGCTGTCGCGCAATCGCCAGCTGCTCGAATGGGCGTATCGCGGCTCGTGGATCGTCGGCGCCGCCGTCGATTGCGTTGCCGAAGATATGACCAGGGCTGGCATCGAAATCAAGTCGGACAGCCCGCCGGAAGACGACGAGAAACTGCAAGTGGCTATGCAGGACCTGGCCGTTTGGCAGGGGATGACAGAGGCCATTAAGTGGGCCCGGCTCTACGGCGGCGCCGTGGCGCTGCTGCTGATCGATGGCCAGAAGCCGGCGACGCCGCTGCGCTACGACACCGTGCGGCAAGATCAGTTCAAGGGCCTGCTTATCCTCGACCGCTGGGTCGTGCAGCCATCGGTCGACGACTTGATCTTGGAGCTGGGCCCCGACCTCGGGCAGCCGACTTATTACGACATCGTTGCCGACGCCCCGGCGCTGCCGCGCATGCGCATTCACCATTCGCGGGTGCTGCGCTTCGACGGCCTGCCTTTGCCTTATTACCAGAAGATGAGCGAAATGGGCTGGGGGCAGAGCGTGCTGGAGCGGCTGTATGATCGCTTGCTGGCGTTCGACAGCGCCTCGCTCGGCGCCGCGCAGCTGGTCTACAAGGCGCATCTGCGCACCTTCAAGGTGCCGCAATTGCGCGAGCTGATCGCCGTTGGCGGCAAGTCATACGAGGCTTTGGTCAAGCAGATCGAGCACATTCGCCGTTACCAAAGTAACGAAGGCCTGACCCTGCTCGACGCGTCTGACGAGTTCGAGACCCATCAATACGCCTTCGGCGGGCTGTCAGACGTCATCTTGCAGTTCGGCCAGCAATTGGCCGGGGCCTTGCAGATCCCGCTGGTGCGCCTGTTCGGGCAAAGCCCAGCCGGGCTGAACGCGACCGGCGAGAGCGACCTGCGCACCTATTACGACGGCATCAACCAGCAGCAAGAGGCGCGCATGCGCCGGCCGCTGCATCGCTTGCTGGAAGTGCTGCACCGCTCGGTGCTCGGCCGAGCGCCGCCGAACGGGTTCTCGTTTCGTTTCAATCCGCTATGGCAAATGAGCGCCGGCGACAAGGCGCAAGTTGCCGCCACGATCACGCAGCTGGCTAACCAGGCTTACGACGGCGGCATTGTCTCGCGCGAAACCGTGCTGAAAGAATTGCGCCAGCAAGCCGATGTCACCGGCATCTGGAACAACATCACCGACGAAGAGATCGCAGACGCTAAGGACGACCCGCCGCCCGGGGCCGAGCGGGCCATGGCGATAGCCGGTGCCGGCGCGCAGCAAGGCGAGACCAAAGAAGAGATCAAGCCGGGGGAAGCGCTGCGCCCGCCGAAAGAGAGCGCCGAGAAGATGAAGGCGGTTGAAACCTGATCGATCTCGGCCTCTGGATCATGTTGGCTGGCGTTGGCATCGCCGTGCTTGCGGGCATCGGCGTGGCACTGCTCGGGCTGTCTTCGGCGCTCCGGCAACGGCCGCCGCGCAGTGATGTCCGGAACCGCTGATTTTGCTGTTAACTAGTTGATGTTGCTTGCAAAAGAGCCGAGTTCTTGGAGCGACTGCGCCGGCGTCTGTCAGTGCCAGCCGACGCGCGATGCGGTGCCGCCGCGCAACTTCGCCTCGGCCCGGCGGGCCGAAACGTATTTCGCCCGGCAACTGCGCAAGGTGGCCAAGCACATCGGCGAGATCGTCAATGCCTTCAATCTCGGCGACCCGACTGCGCTACCAGCCTTGGAGCGCACCCTCGCGCGCTATGCCGAAGTCTTAGAGCCGTGGGCGCAAGCGACCACCCTGCGCATGCAGCAAGACGTCTCGCGGCGCGACCTGCGCACCTGGCGCAGCTTGACGGCAGAGATGTCGACCGCCTTGCGGCAAGAGATCGCCAATGCCCCGACCGGCGAGACCTTGCGCCGCTTGCTGGCCGAGCAGGTGCACCTGATCACCTCGTTGCCGATCGAAGCCGGGCAGCGCGTGCACGAATTGACGTTGCAAGCCATCGAGCAGGGCGACCGGTTCAGCGAGATCGTCGGCATGATCCGGGCCAGCGGCGCTGTGTCTGAGAGCCGAGCCAATTTGATTGCCCGCACCGAAGTGGCGCGCACCTCGGCTAGTTTAACCATGGCGCGGGCCCAGCACGTTGGGTCGGAAGGCTATGTGTGGCGAACGGCCAAAGACAGCGACGTGCGCCCGAAGCATAAAGTGCTCGAAGGCAAGTATATCCGCTGGGACGACCCGCCGGTCGCTGGCGAGCGCGGCGAGCGCGCGCATGCCGGCATGATTTACAATTGCCGTTGCTACCCTGAGCCAGTGCTGCCAGACCTCGAGTAAAAACCCGCTACCTTGTCCCGACAGCCGGTCGCGCCCGGCGACGCTGTCTCCTCTCTCCCCGCCCCTGCCCGGTCCTAGAAAACGATGGTTTTGGGAATTACGCGCATGTTCTGCGAAGCCTTGCCGTTCGACCCGTTCGACGCACTCGGCCTCGAGGCCGAGTGCGAGCAGGTCGCTTATCGCTACTTGGCAGCAGTCACCCTGCTGACCCTGCTGAGCATGGGCTGGCTTGCGTTTGGCATGCTGCCAATCGTCATGCCGCGGGCGCTTGCGCACTGAGCTATGCGCTTCTACTGCGACCAGCAGCTCGGCAAGACGCAGTTCCTGACCCCCGAAGGGTTCCTGGTCTGCGCCGACGTGCCGATCGCCCGCACCGGGACCATGCTTTACGCCGCCGGCGAAGTGCCAGTCGAGCCGGGGCCGGATCATATCGTCCGGATCGAACGCGATGCCGAGCAGGTGTTTCGCCCGGAAACGATTGCCAGCTTTGTCGGCAAGCCGGTGGTCGACGACCATCCCGGGGAAGACGTGACCCCGCGCAACTGGCGCGACTACGCCGTTGGCACGGTGCAGAACGTGCGCCGCGGCGACGGCATCCTAGATGATTTCCTTTTGGCTGATCTGCTGATCACCGACCAGGAAGCCATCGACGCGGTGCGCGACGGCAAGCGCGAAGTGTCGTGCGGCTACGACGCCGACTACCAAGCGCTGGCGCCGGGCTACGGCCGGCAGCTCAATATCATTGGCAATCATGTGGCTTTGGTCGACAAGGGCCGGTGCGGGCCGCGATGTGCAATAGGAGATAAGGCAATGGCGAAGGCGAGGCGGCGCTCGATTTGGGACCGCATGACAAGCGCGTGGCACGCACGCGACGAGGCCGCATTCAAGGCCGCGGTGCGCGACGCCGAGGAGGCCGAGGAGCGCGAGGACGACGACGATCCGGCGCATCACCACGTCACCGTGAACGTCAATCACTCTGGCTCGGAGAGCAACACCGAGCACGAGAAAGACACCGAAGACAGCACGATCAAGCAGCTGGCCGACAGCGTGAAGGCCATCGACAGCCGACTCGCCAAAGTCGAAGACAGCCTGAAGCACTTCGATGCCAGCAAGGCCGAGAAAGACGCCAAGGAAGAAAAAGAAGCCAAGGAAGACAAGGACAAGGCGCGCGACGAAGAGGTCGAGATCGAGCAAGAGATCCTGTCTGGCGACGCGCGCGGCAAGAGCCGCGACGAAGCCATGCGCGCCGCCTTCCAAGACACGCTGGCGCGCGCCGAAATCTTGGCCCCCGGCATTCGCTTGCCGACGCACGACGCCAAGGCTGACGCCAAGGCGACGTTCCGCAGCCTGTGCGCGCTGCGCCGGCGCGCCCTCGACGTTGCGCAAGCGACCGACGCCGGCCGCGCCAGCGTGGCGCCGCTGCTCGGCGCTCGCACGGTCGACGCCATGAGCTGCGCCGAGGTGCGCGCCGTGTTCGTCTCGGCTTCGGAGATAGCCAAGCGCAGCAACAACGGCGTGACCGCGGGCGGCACGTTCGACCGCAGCTACAGCTCGGTGAAGATCCCGACGCCGGCCGAGATCAACGCCAAAAACCGGGAATTTTGGAAACAGCGGCAAGTCTGAGCGAAGGGGAACAACCTAACCGATGTCAGCAATTCAGTTTCGCATGGCGGCGGGCATCCCCGGCGCCATCAACCGCACTTGGGCCGCGACCGTCGAGGCGCAAGTTTACGACAACGCCAACACGTTCAGCAGCTACGGCGTGCCGGCCAAGATCGTCTCCGGCCTGCTGCGCCCGGTCGCCTCCGGCGACGCGGCCTCAGTGGTCTACGGGTTCCTAGTGCGCCCGTATCCGGCGCATAGCACCAACGACCCGATTGGCACGTCGACGCCGCCGACCCTCGGCATCGCCAACGTCATGGTGCGTGGCTACATGACAGTGCAGCTGAACAACACCACGGCGGCAACCAAGAACGGCCAGGTTTACGTGCGCGTTGCCAGCGCGGCGACCGGCAAGCCGATCGGCGGCATCGAGGCCGGCGCCGACAGCGGCAACTGCGTGGCGATCACCGGCGCCTTCTTCATGGGCGCCGCCGACGCTTCTGGCAACGTCGAAATCCGCTACAACATCTAGTTTGGCAAGAAACGAAAGGGCGCACTGACCATGCACATGGCGCGCGTTGACTTGGCCGAAAGCACAGCGCTCTCGGCCCCCGGCCTCTGGCTGCCTTCTGCGAGCAAGCCGCTGGTGCGCGCCAAGACGCGCGACGCAATGATGACCTACGACGCGGCGACCCGCGACAGCACCGGGTCGTACCTGGTCGGCGAGCTAGAGCGCCTTGACCAGACCTTGCACGACCCGCTGGTCGCGGTCACGTGGGGCCGCGACATCGATCTGCGCGAAGACGTCACCATCGCCGACGAGGTGTCGTCATTTACCAACAGCACCTTTGCCAGCGCGGGCGGCATCACCCCGACCGGCAAAGCCTGGATCGGTAAAGACGTCAACACCATCACCGGCGTGGCGCTGGACATCGGCAAGCAGGCCCAGCCGTTGTTCCTGTGGGGCATGGAAGTGTCCTACACGATCCCCGAGCTGGAGAGCGCGCAGAAGCTGGGTCGGCCGATCGACCAGCAAAAATACAAGGCGATGCAAACCAAATACCAGATGGACATCGACGAGATGGTCTATACTGGCGACAGCACGCTCGGTTACTACGGCTTGGTGAACTCGCCCGCGGTCACTGCCAACAACGTCGTGAACGGCGCCGCGTCGTCGCCGCTCTGGGCCAACAAGACCCCGGACGAGATCCTGAAAGACGTCAACACGTTGCTGACCAACGTTTGGCAGGCATCAGGCTGGGCCGTCGTGCCGACCGAGCTGCGCATCCCGCCGGCGCAATATGGTTACTTGGCGGCGACAAAAGTCAGCCAGGCCGGCAACAACAGCATCCTGACCTATCTGCGGGAAAATTCGATTTCCAACAACGCCAACGGCACGCCACTGAGCATCCAGCCGCTGAAATGGCTGGTTGGCCGCGGCGCCAGCGCGACCGACCGGATGCTGGCCTACACCAAAGACAAGGAGCGCGTCCGCTACCCGCTGACCCCGCTGCAGCGCACCCCGGTCGAGTATCGCAGCCTCTACCAAGTGACCACGTATTTCTGCCGGCTCGGGGTCATGGAGTTCGTCTATCCCGAGACGCTTGGCTACGCCGACGGCATCTGAGGAGCTTGGTAACAATGGCAAAGATCAAGGTTGCCCACCCGTTCACCCTGCAGCGCGACAACGGCCGCCTCGAGCGGTTCGAGATCGGGCATTACGACGATGTCGACGACGAGGTCGCCAATCACTGGTATACCAAAGCGCATCTCGAGGACGCCGAGACCCCGCCGCCGGTCGTCGGCACCCCGGAATACGCCCAGCGCATGCGCGAGCAGCAGCTGGCGCGCGAGGCCGCCCTCGACGAGAAGCGTAAGGCCGAAGGCGACGACCGGGTCGGGCCGCCGCGCGCGACGTTGCGCTCCGACTTGGTGCAGCCGGAGCAGAAGCCGTTCGAGCTGAACCCCGAGCAGCTGAGCGACGAAGCCAAGAACACGGAGTAGGCCATGCCTTTGAAAGAAGGCAGTTCGCAGGCAACGATCAGCGAGAACATTGCCGAGCTGATCCGGTCGGGGCGCGATCCTGACCAAGCTAAAGCCATTGCCTACGAGAAGGCTGGCAAGAGCCGCGACGACAAGCGCTTCACGCAAGCCGCGTCGCTCGACGAAGTGGCGCGAGCCGCGGGTGCGACCCGTGCGATGGGTCCGACCAGGGTGATAGGCAAGAAGTGACGGTCGCCGACTTCCGGGCGCGCTTTCCAGAGTTTACCGACGCAACCAAGTATCCGGACGCGCAGATCCAGTTCTACCTCGACTTAGCCGCCAAAGTGCTGCCGGCGCTGTCGTGGAACGACTGGCTGGATGACGGCACCGGGTTGTTCGTCGCGCATAACGTCTGGCTGGCGCGCGCCACGGCCAACGGGCAGGCTTGGCCGCCCGGCATGCCGGCGTCGAAGGCCGTCGGTTCGGTCTCGGTTTCCTACAATACCGGCGCCTTCGTGATCGCCGACGCCGGCACTTGGAACATCACGTCTTACGGCGCCCGCTTCTATCAGCTGGTGCGGCTGGTTGGCGCCAACGCGGTGCAGCAGTTGCCTGGCTGCTTGCCGCCCGGGACCCTGCTTGATGCCCCCTAACCTGCAAGTCGTCGTCGACCGCGTCGTGCAAGTGCTCGAGGCCGTCGCCGTGCTGACCGGCAAGCAAGTGCTCGTCGGCATCCCCGGCACCACGGCGCCACGTAAGACAGACCGGAAGCAGCCGGGCCGGCAAGAGCCGAGCAACCCGACGCTTGGTTACATTCATGAGTTTGGCTCGCCGTCGCGTAACATCCCGGCGCGCCCGTTCCTGCGCCCAGGGGTCGAAGCCGTGCGCGAGGAAGCGGCCGCGCGTTTACGCAAGGCTGGCGATCTGGCGCTGGCCGGCAAGCCGGAGGGCGTCGAGCGGCAATTGAAATCGGCCGGGCTGCTGGCGCAGAACAGCGTCCGGCGCAAGATCACCGAAGGCCCGTTCGCGCCGTTGGCGCCGGCAACCATTGCCGCGCGCAAGGCCCGCAAGGTGACGCGAACCAAGCCACTGATCGATACCGGGCAGCTGCGCGCCAGCATAACTTACGTGATCCGCGCCCGATGAACTGGGTCTACTCTGCCAGTATTGGCTTTGCCGGCATCGTGCTCGGCTACCTGCTCGGCAAGCTGTTCGACCACATGCGCTATCGCAGCTATCCGCGCCGGCGCAAACTGCCAGGCGCTATGCCGCGCGGCAGCGAGGACGCGTGAGTGCCGCAGCTCGACGTCACCGACGTCTTGTTCGACCCGATGTTCGCGGCCAATCCCGGCGCCGTGCAGCTCATTCGCTCGACGCAGACCGTGAACAATTATGGCGAAACGGTGCTGACCACGGTCACGACCGACATTTCGACCCTGCCGTGGACCGCCGTCGTCGTGCCGGCCGACGGCGACACGTTGGACTTGCTGCCCGACACCGAGCGCGCCGGCGGCGTGATCGAAGTCTATACCAACTTCGTCGTCAACATTGCCACTGATACGACCGCGCCAGACCTGATCGCCTGGGAGGGCAAGCAGTGGACGGTGCGCCTGGTGCACGACTTTCGCCAGTTTGGCCAGGGCTACACTTGCGCCATCTGCGTGCTGCGCAGCTTTGAGGCGCCAACCTAGTGCCGAACACCAGCGCGACTGGCGGCTACCTCGCCCCGGCCCCGACCCCGGCGCCGGTCGAGGGCGACGCGCTGATGCAGCTGCTGCAGCAAGTCGTCGTCGGCGTCACCGGGCTGGACGGCATGCTGGTCCGGCCGCGCTGGCAGCTGAACGAGCCGAACCAGCCGTCGGTCACCACCGATTGGTGCGCGATCGGCGTCATGCGCCGGATTGCCCAAGATTATCCTTACCAACAGCACAATCCGGCCGGCGACGGCAGCACGCGCATGCTGCGCTGGGAGACGCTGGAAATCTTGGCGTCGTTCTACGGGCCAAACGCGGCGAGCAATGCCAAATTGCTGCGCGACGGGCTGTATGTTTGGCAGAACCGGGCGGCGCTGCGCGCTGCCAACATCAACGTGATCGATGCCGACGAAATCTTGTCGGTCCCGGATCTGGTGAACTTGCAGTGGGTCAACCGCATGGACATGACCGTGCGCCTGACCCGCGAGATCGACCGCGACTACGCCATCCTGAACCTGCTGTCGGCGCCGACGCAGATCCAGACCGTGCCGCAGCAATTCACCTGGCCCGTCTGGCCGCCGCCTGTGGCGATCTCGTCTGGCGGCAAGTTTGTGCTGGATAGCAGCCAGCTGGGTTCTTCGCCGCTGGCGTAACTGATTTCGCTGATTTGGCGTAACCACCAACCTTTGCGGGGCTTGCAGTATGGCCGGACTATCTGTCAGTGACATCGTCAACGTTACGGTTACGCTCACGCCGGTCGCGGCGCCGACCCGCAATTTTGGCGCCCTGCTGATCATCGGCTCGACGACGGGGGTGATCGATACCAACGAGCGCTTGCGGGTCTACACGACCATCGGGCAAGTGGCGACCGACTTCGGCACCACGGCGCAGGAATATTTAGCCGCCAGTCTGTTCTTCAGCCAGAACCCGCAGCCGGCGATCCTGTATATCGGGCGCTGGGCCGAGACGGCGACGCACGGCCGGTTGCGCGGGGCGACCCTGACCACAGCGC